GTTGTGGATGATACAAACAAAGTTTTATTTAGTGTCAAAGTTGATGTATCTAAATCACCTAAGTTCCCAAAGGTAATGATTTCAACGGCTGCTGTGTCATTAGCATCTGCAAAGACTAAACCAAAGGCAGGCATTGTTGATGCACTGTTTGCTTGTGCTTTTCCAACTGTTGGAACCGTTCCACTGATACCCTTAATGTAAACCACTTCACCTGCATCAAGGCCGCCTGTTTGGTCAACCTTTGCTTTGAATCTGATTGCCCCGTTCATGTCACCATAATATGAAATGAAACGTGTGCTTTCATCACCAATGTTGTATGTAGCATCTGCATTGGGATCAATGTCACCTGTTACTGTTAATCCTCCTGTTTGGATTGCTGTTGCTGTTGTAGCACCACGTCCAACCACATCATCAAGCGTATCTGATACACCAGGTAAGTTTGTCAATAAGGATCCATCAACGGCAGGCAACTTTGAAGCGGCGGTCAGTTGAACAACTTGGTTTGCACCCGTTCCAACATCCAACGTTGCGACTGTTCCAAGGCCTAATGAAGTTCGAGCCGTTGCACCTGATTCAGTTACAAAGTTGGAACCATCACCAACAATGAAGTTTGAATCTGTTGGTGTCAATCCTGCAACGTCTGTTAGTTGTGCGTCAAATGCTTGAACGTTTGTTCCAATTGCAAGACCTAGATTTGTGCGGGCCGTTCCTGCATTATCCAAATCACTTAAGTTGTTTGATGCTAGAAGATCACCACCACCTGGTAAGTTCGTTAATAATGATCCATCAACGGCAGGAAGTTTGGCAGCTGCTGTCAGTTGAACAAGTTGATTTGCACTGTTTGCACCCGCATCAAAAGTGGCAGCACTCCCACATCCAAGACTTGTTCTTGCAGTAAGACCAGATTCTAAAATAAAATTACTACCATCACCAACAATGAAGTTTGAATCTGTTGGTGTTAATCCTGCAATATCTGTTAACTGTGCATCAAACGCTTGAACATCAGACCCAATTGCAAGACCAAGACTTGTTCTTGCAGTTGCACCACTTTCAGTTACAAAGTTGGATCCATCACCAACAATGATGTTTCCATCAGTGGGTGTAAGTCCTGCAACATCTGTCAACTGTGCATCAAACGCTTGAACGTTCGTTCCAATTGCAAGACCTAGATTTGTGCGGGCTGTTCCTGCATTATCTAAATCACTCAAGTTGTTTGATGCAAGAAGATCACCACCACCAGGTAGGTTTGTCAATAAGGATCCATCAACGGCAGGCAACTTTGAAGCGGCGGTCAGTTGAACAACTTGGTTTGCACCCGTTCCAACATCCAACGTTGCGACTGTTCCAAGTCCTAATGAAGTTCGAGCCGTTGCACCACTTTCAGTTACAAAGTTGGAACCATCACCAACTATGATATGTGAATCTGTTGGTGTCAATCCTGCAATGTCTGTCAGTTGTGCATCAAACGCTTGAACATCAGACCCAATTGCAAGACCAAGATTTGTGCGGGCCGTTCCTGCATTATCTAAATCACTTAGATTGTTTGCTGCAAGAAGATCACCACCACCTGGTAAATTGGTCAATAAGGATCCATCAACAGCAGGCAACTTGGAAGCGGCTGTCATTTGAACAACTTGGTTTGCACCTGTACCAACATCTAAGGTTGCGACCGTTCCAAGTCCTAATGAAGTTCGAGCCGTTGCACCTGATTCAGTTACAAAGTTTGAACCATCACCAACAATGAAGTTTGAATCAGTGGGTGTAAGTCCTGCAACATCTGTCAACTGTGCATCAAACGCTTGAACGTTCGTTCCAATTGCAAGACCTAGGTTCGTTCGTGCTGTTCCTGCATTATTCAAGTCACTTAAGTTATTGGCAATTGCAAGTGCTGATACATCAGAAGCACTTAGAACAACAGCCCCTGTTTGCGTATTCACAGATGAAACGGGGGCCGTTCCTGATGCTTCTGCACCCCAGCTGTTGGATGTGTTATCATAAGTTAAAACAAAATTATCAATTCCAGGGCCTGCTGTATAACTTACATCATTAAGGTCAGTTAGGTCTGCCGCTCCTATGCGAGCGTCTGCCGCAACATATGCACGTCCACTTGTAAAGTAAAGATTTCCATTTTCACTTATGTCACCCGTATCTAAAACCACAACACCCGTTGCACCATTGACACTAGCAACTGCATCAGTGTTGTCAATGACATCAAACATGGCACTTGTGATTGGTGAGGATGCATCTTGATTGAACACAATGTGATCACCAACATTTAAAGCTACACCCGCCAATGATCCTGCATCACTGACAATATAGAAGTCACCTTTTAATGATGAATCTAAGTTTGGTGATTGCAAGGCTGCATCATATGAACCCTTATATGTCAATCCACCCGTGGGGGTGCTACCGCTTGCACTTGGATTTGCTTGTATTTTAATACTCATTGTATCTCCTTATTTCACAAAGCCTGCAACAAAATAAACTGAATCACTTGCTGCACCTTTTTTAAAAGCAATGGTTGAAACATCAGTGGATATTGTCGCAATGTCATCACTATATAAATAATCAACAGGCAATTCATTTGTGACTGCATCACCTGCACCCGTTCGAGCACGATATTTAATGTATGCAAGATCAGAGCCTTTATTGACCACAGCAAGAAAAGCAAACTTCAAACTTGCTGCACAAGTTGAACCCGTGGTTGTGTCTACAAAGTCAGTTGAAACTAAATCATTCCAATTTGTATTGTTGACTGATGATGCATTATAGACTGCACGAATTGAACCTGCTGATATTGGATCATTTGTTGATAGTGCCATCTGTGTTTTCTCCTGTTTGAGTCTGTTGTGTTTTGGATTTAATCACGTTGGAACCTGCAAAGATTAAGAATAAACTATCAATTGCACTTATGATTTCAGCGTGTGCCTTTCCTATTAAAGCAAGTATAAATAAAACTAGCAAGGTACAATAAAAGGCCATTGCTTTGCGACCTCCTAACCTATCAAGCATAGTCTTTTCTTCTTTAACATCTTCTTCACTATTCATCATAGTCCTCATCAATCAAGCGGTAGACATGTGCAACGTTCTCAATGTTTCTAGTCCGTTTTACAACACCTTCACGCCACGTTTGATCTGGTCCAACGCCGTGTGCGTTTCCTTCTGTAGTATGAAAGTTTCCATCTTTATCAGGTGAAGTTCGAGCAATGGTGATGTGGTTACCATAGTTAGGTGATTGTTCATCAGATGTAAACACAACCACAATGTCACCAGGTACTATTGATGCTTTATCTTGATGACGTGATGTGTTGAACCAATTGTCATACAGACGATAGCAAGAAGGAAAGATCTTCTGACGAATATTGAAACGCACCTTTGGACCATAGACAGCAGCAGCAAATGCACCGCACCATGCAAACTGACCATTGCGTGTGTAATCATCCTCCCAAGTCCAACCAAGTGCATTCTTGTTCTTGATATAATATGTGATACGACTTGAGTCACCACCTTCACCTGGTTCTGTGATGTTATCAGACCATTCAGATTCTGCATTCTTCAAGACATAGTGAACGTGCTCGTGTGGATTTACATTGCGTTCAATATTCACATTGACTGTCTTATTGACTTCAACATCAATATTGATTTGATTGAATGCTCTTCTATAACGTCTTACTTGATGTTCAAGAATATCAAGCTTTTCTTCTAGTTGTGCTTTTGTATAGCGACTCATACAAATTCCTTTCCATTGTCAGATGTACCAAGCACACCTGATGCGTTGGCAATATAGGCATCAACCTGTTGACCTGCCGTTGCTGTTGCATAAGCAGTGGGTTCAAGTGTGCCGTTTAAAGTTGAAATACCGTGGGTAGTTGTAAACGTGATTGTAGCAGTTGCACCATTGTCGACAATAGATGAAATGATCAAACCTGTAATTGCGTTGTCATGATCACCAGCGGGCAAGTAGTCAACCACATCATCCACCTTGAAGAAGTCTGAATCTTTGACATCCACACCCAAGGCGTTGGAGTTCGAGAAAGCATCTTGATCAATCGTCACTGTAGTTGTGGATGGTGTAGCAGTGACTAGTGCTGAATCATTCCATGATGATGAACGAACACCTGTGTGAATCAATTCGATTTCACAACCTTCACTCATCAGTTCTTGACGTATGGAACGAATAAAACCAACACCATCAGTAACACCATAATCAACACCATATGCTTTTAAGAAAGGTGAGTTTACTAGTGCATATCTTCCAACATCCATCAACGCACTTTGACCTGTACCAATCAGACCACGCCATATTCTCAACGGGTTTGATAGTAGATTGAATATGCGAGTGATAACAGGTAAGAAGAAAGAAAAAGAGTCACCACCCGTTCCACCTATTTGACTTGATGATACACCATACAAATCAAGCTTGATGCCGTTGGTTTCATTGTTGTATCTGTTGATTGCTTCTTGATTATTAAACACCCGCTTTGTTCTTAGCTTCTGTTCATTCACATCATAATCAAAGTTGATTTCAATCTGTGTGACTATGTCTTCATAAGTTGACCAAGTTGGTGGAGTGTCTGCAATCCAATCAGCTTCATTGATAGTCAATGCACTTGATGATGCTTGTTCCAAACCAATGGGTTGCAATGCAATCTTGCACCGCCCGTTTTCATTTCTTCTCATCACCAACACAGCACCCATTGCTTGAAGAAGTGGAGTAAGTACACTTCTAAAATCTTCACCTTCACTGCGTAAATCAAGGTTGATCATGATGTTAGGGATGGATTCATATTGAAGAAATGAATTAATATCAATCTCTGATTCATCAATGTTCAATCCAATTGATGATGTATCAAATGAACCGTTGATGCTCGAACCCCCACCACTTTGAAGAAGTTTTAAGATTGCTTCACCTGGTGTTTGAAATGTAATTCGATTAGTTAAGTATATCTTAGTAGGTTCATATCCTGACCAATCACCAAACGATGAACGCCTTGAATCTGCATATGGTTCTTCAATGTGTAATAAGTATCCAATGTCAGAACCGCCGTATGTTGCTGTTGTTTGATGCGTTATAGGAAAGGTTTGAAAACCTTCTCTATCTTCTCTTCTGTCATAGTATACGACCTCAAGACCAAAGGACACGCCCGCACTTGGTGAAGTTGGTAAACCAAGGTTGTCTTTCACAAGAATGGTTGGTTCTCCATTTTGATAATATGCAAGGGCCGTACCTCGAATGTCATTCTTTTTGCTTTGGTCTTTCCTATCCCCTCCTTTAAACGATGCCCATGATGCACTGTCAAAAGGTTCTTCAACGGCCCCTTGTTCAACAATGGGATCTGTTGGGAATGGAGTCACCCATATATCGAAAGGATAAAACAACCTCTCCATGTTGCTAGTTGTATAAATACCTGTGATGTTATTATCCCATATTCCCAGCGGTGGCAATTCATGAACAAACTCAAGATACTTCAACGCACGTTTACCTGTGAAAAAGAAGATATATGATTCTGCTGTTTCTTTATTCACTAATGACTTCATCATAAAAGAATTGTCATCTGATACTTTCCAATTAATGAACGCACCCAACGTGCCTTGTGATGATCCTGTTTGATTGGTTTCTAAAACATCATTGATGACTTGTGGAAATCTTTGAATACCTGATGTCAATCTGTATGATTTTACTTCACCCCTTGGTGTTCTAACTTTTACTCGTTTGGTAGCATTGGATGAAGGCACTAAACTATTATAACTCGTATCTGTATTGTCATATGTCAATGTGGTGGCTGTCATTGTTTGAGGAAATAAACGACCATCACTATTGATCAATTCAGGGTATCTTGGATGAATATAATAATTGCCATCATCAGCAGGCGGCAGGCTTGCGTCAAATGTAGTTGAGTGATCAATAGGTAGGTCATCAGATAGGTATGTCAATGTACTTGAACCTGTTGATCCAACTATTCTGAATGGTTCACTTTCACTTGTCATTATAATATATTCAAGTTTGGATCCATTCAATTCATCAAAGTTGTGATACCCCTGCACAAGTGTTGTGTTCAATGCAGTATCAGAAACTTTATTATCAATCAGTGCGGTCAATGGGATAATAGAAAGGTTAATTGCATTGATTGTTTCAACATCAGGTGATTCTTCTATAAAGCCATTGATGATTTCAGTCATTGCATTGATTGATCCATCTGGTCTTTTTTGTCCCATAAACAGTGAAGCTTTACGCCCTCTAAAGTTTACAATCTCAGTGAAGATTTCAGGCACATTGGTTCCACCCAATGATGATACATGTGTTTGAATAGGAGTACGTCCAACACCACGGTTTGAAATTGTCAGTGTGGTTGACGTTGCACTACTCACTCGAACTGTTTCTGCACCTATGTGCATTACCCTTGGAAATGACAAAGATGTAAAGTCTTGATCAACTGTGATTGTTTTAGTTGCGTCATTGTGAAAGATGTCAGTTGACACTTGTGCTTTGATAACATCAGTTGCACGAGGTCCACATCTTCCAAAGATCACATGCGGATCTGATAAACCCCCTCTTAATCTTTCAGATGAAAGCATGATTGAAACAGGTGAGTAGTCTGCAATTCCACCAGCAGGATCAATGCTTGCTTGGTATGCACCAACTTCAACAATGCCTTCAACGTTCGAGTATGCAATACCTGTTGTCAAGTTTGCATCAAGGTTGGTTGTGGAAATATCCACACTGTCAGAAACATAACGTGTGGAAAGACCACCAATTTCTAAGACAAAGACACGTCTACCATGTTGTTCAAGGATACTCATGGTGTCACCTCTGGTTGGTATAGATCAAAGAAAGAAACAGATACAAGATCACAGTCTTCAACCTCAACTTCAAACAATAGCATTTCACCACGATTTGATAAGGGGATATAAAGGGGTCTTGGATCATCAGTACCACTTGTTCCACTTGGTGGATTGTAAAATGTTGCACCTGTGGTTGCTGTTGCAGGTCTGTCAAGATCACCATCATTAAACATTTGGAGGTGTGCAGGAAATGAAAACTTGACCGCCTTTGAAAGAACAGTACCACTTGTATTTTTGATTCTGAATGTGATGGCAGGACTGTTGCCACTACTTGAGTTCGTGGCCACATACTGAAAGATTACACCTATCCATTCACTGATTGGTGTGGATCCATACATGAACGAGTAATACTTACTTGTTTTATTTAGACCAGGTGAAATACCTGACCAATTGGTGCTTGTCACTGTTGAGAAGATTCCACCAAACCTGCCAACAGTATCTTTTGCAATTGTATAATTTGCATGTCCTAAAAACTTGCAATGAGACATTTGAACCAAGGCTTGTGCAAACTGATTGACTACACCACCTACAACAGTCACACCCATATATGTGGATTGTTCTCTTGCGAGTGGTTGAAAAGATCTAGGTACTAGCATCTTAATTACTCCATACAGATAAGGCCGTGATTCGAGGTGCACTTAATACAGCTGCAAGACGGTCTGCTGAATCAAGCAATGTATCAGATTCAACATAAGCCGTTGGATTGATCTTGTACAATGGAAATCCAAAGATGGTTGCTTCAAGTGTTGTATTGTCTAGTGATGGCGTGAAAGTAAATTCATTCCACCCGTTCGAGGTTACAGAAAACAACCTGTTCATAAAAGCAAACTTCTTTGTTCCACTTATATCAACCACATAAATCCACACTGTGATTGATCCACCGCCTACAAGCAAAGGACTTTGAACCTGCATGGATTGACAGTCACCTACACCTAAGGATTTAGGGCCTTGACCACGGCCTGCAAATGCACTTGATGGATTCTCTATACCTGACCAGATCAACAATGGTCTTTTCCTTGACCTCATTGTTTCAATATTTGTTCTCCATTGAACACCCGCTCGTGATGATAGTGCATTGTTTGCACCAAGGCGTGAAGCACCAAAGGGGGTGATTTTATCAGAACCTTGTGCTGTGTTTCCTGCACTTAGTGGTGAAGTCAATGCAGTGAAACGAGCTGCAATCACTTGAACATCCACATCATATGTATTTGCTGCAACCTTGCCTGTCATTACAATGTCAACATAAGCAGCCGTTGTGGATGATGTGAACGTGTGTGAAACAGTTGCGTGTGCATGAATGCTTGCTGTGGATGTAATTGAAATTGAACTGTCGCCTTGTGCAACACTGTTGGAATCTGTCAGTGTAAACTTCAAGGTTCCTGTTCCTGTGGTGGTGACTTTGGCAGCAACATGGAATTGAATAGTAGTATGGTTATTTGATGGTATAGGCACACGCCATCTACACAGGTCAACAAATGATGTGGAGTTTGTTACGCAGGTATGAACATCAAACGCTTGACTGATACAGTTCGAGGTTGAACCATGTGCATGAATGTAGTTGGATAAATTACCCATGCGAGTCATTGATCCTGTTTTGATCACACGGCCTGCAATCAGATCACCAGTGTCAGGCACTGTTGGTGGACTTGTGAATGTATTACTCATAGATGTTCCATAACTAAAGACACAGGCACCCGTCTTTTTAAGCGGTTTGGATAACCAAGGTTGATAGCATCTGAATCAACTAGTGACCCTCGAATGCGTCCTGTGTTTCCATTGTCTTCTGATGTATAAAGTAAATCATAGGCGGATTGACCTGCATTGACTTCACCCGTTGTCAATGATCTTCTTGAGTCACCCACATTCTGATAAAACGTGATTCTTTCCCCATTGCCTATGTACCCTATAAAGTTATTTGTAAAGTGTCTATACAGATCAATCTGATCAAGCAACGCATCAAGGTCAAACAATAGACTTGATTGAATATATGAACCAACAAAGTTGGATGCAAAGCCACCGCCAATTTTACGGCGTGATTGTGATACGGTTTGAATTTGAAGATGGTGATCTTGATAAGGTCTTGAAGGATACAATGCACCAGGGCAAGGATGATCAGCTGTTAAAGTCCTGATCAAAGTTCCACTTGGTGATTCATTGCCACTAAATCCAAGTCTGTTTCTAAATGATGTAGACACCCAATCTATATCAGCAACAGCACTGAAATACATGCATTCAACATGTCCATCATCATTGATGTACCACTTAATATAGTTGCTTGCAGTGTTTACATTTAAGTCAAGCTTCTCAAGGTTGTTTGACGTGTTCACATCATCAACATCATTTGTGGTTCCACGTTCTCTTATAGCAACAATCAAATCTTGAACGTTTAACTTGCCTGTTATGTCAAAAGAAAAGGTGGTTGAACCTGCTGCATTCTGAAATTCATATTGTGAATCTTTTAAATTACTGCCACGGGTCCAATCATTTGGAGATGTAAAAGACGTTGCAGCTGTTCCATATGTTGATGAACCAACACCAAGGATATCATCACCAGCCTTCAACCTTATCTTGAAGCTATCATCACAACTGATTAAAACTTTATCACTTGAATTGATTGTGATTGACCAGTTGGCACCAAAGTTGGATGCGGTTTGAAGCAAGTCAGACATTGCAAAACCTGATTCACTGCCACGCCCGTTCAAGAATGAAATGACATCATCATACAGACCTTGACCCGTTGTGAAAGTGGGTAGTGTTACATTATTTGAACCACGGTCAAACACATTTACATTGGACCAAGTGCGAGCATTGAACCCACTTAATAAAGCAAAGTTTGGTGAAGGATTATTTAAAGGCATATTATCTCCTATTGATTCGAGGTGCACCCCGCCTTGGTTGATTCAGTATAGTGACAAGTCTGTCTGCAAGTGCTTGTTCTGCTGCTTTCTTGGTATCATACACAACCGCACCCCCAAAGTTGACATTGAACACCATAGCATCATTTCTTACTTCTTCACGCTGTGGTGTTGGTGCGGTAGTTGGTGCACCACTTGGTGATGCACTTGCACCCGTTCCACCCCCTCCACTTAATGCACCGCCTGCTGCACCTGCAACTACCGCCGCCGTTCCAAACAAGGCCGCCGCTTTAAATGATGCTGATGCCCTTGGATCACTAAGGGCAAGTTGTGCAAACCCTTTTGCTAATGACATGATTGATTCAACGCCCGCTTGTTCTGCTAATGAGTTCAAGACTTTTGCAGTTGACTCCTGAAAGGAATCACCAAACAGGATTGCACCAACGGCCGCTTGTGCAAACCCTTCACCATACTTGTCAAAATAATCAGATACTAAATCAGAACGTTCTTGTAGATTTTGCTTGTCAAAGTTTAGACGTTCAATTGCATACTCTTGATTAATTGCATTTATGCCTTCACCCTTCATTCGAGCAAGATCAACTTCTCTATTGTATTGCAACTCTAATGCAACCATGCGTTGCTGTTGTTCATTCTGCAATTGTCCAAACTCAGTTGCAGCAGGTTGACCATTTAGTTCAAGCATGCTTTGAGCAAGATCATATTCAAGTTCAAGTTTCTTTAAATTTTGATCTTGAATCTTTTGCAGTTCATCTTCTCTCTCCCTTTCATCTTCTTTGATTGCTCGTGTTGAGATTGTTCTTAGTGCAAGTTCGTGACGTTGCTCCTCTAGTTGCTCCTCTAAACTATTCTTTTTAACTAGTCTTAAAGTTGCTTGATGTTGAACGCTTTCAAGGGCAAAAGCTTGATCAATACCACTCTTTTTCATTTTGATCTGAATTTGATCAATTCTTGCTTGAAGAGTCACTTCTTTTTTAAATTGTTGCTCTTGCTGTTTTAGTCTCTGTTTATATATTCGTCTACGTTCTATTTCCCCTTTCTTTGCTTGCTCTTGCCTTAGCTTGCTTCTTTCTTGTGCTTGCTTCTTCTCATTAAGCGTTACTTCGTCTGCCGCCCCTACCTCCAGCTTTAATGACTTAAGAATCTCTTTAACTTGCTCCCTATTTGCGTCCTCAAGATCCTTTGTTACTTTAATATTTCTTGCTTGTACTTCTGAAAGCATCTCATTAAGTTGGATTTGATCATCTTTCAATTCATTCTGAAAACGGATTGTATCATTTTCTTTTGCAAGATTCGCAAGTCTAATGGCGTCTTTCTTTAAGCTGTCTGTTGTTCTCTTTTCAACCTTTTGTTCTGTTTCTGATACCTTCTCGATAATGTGCAAATAATCTTCTAGTTCCACATTAAGTTCGTGTACTTGGATTTTAGCGCGTTCCCTTTGATAATTAAGATCATTTTGAGCAATTTCTAAGGCCCTAAGTTTCTTTTTAGTTGTTTCATTTTCTTTTCCATAAATCTGTTCTGTATGCCTTAACTCTTCTGTTGACTTTCTAACATTCTTGATCGCAAATCTAATTGCTTCAAATGACTTAGCATATTTTTCTTGAGCCTTCTGTATTTGTTCTTTTCTGAATTGCGACTCTAGAACAGCCATTGAAAACTTATCAACTTCTTCAGCCGCCATAATCACACCTTTTTCTGCAAGTGCTTCAAACCTAGATTGAAGATCACCAGCAGCGGCTGCCATTGCTTCTTGTGCATCTTCTGCTTCTTGTGCCGCTCCTGTGATTTGTCTAAAAGTCTCATATACAAGAACACCTGCTGCAACCACTGCACCCAATGGACCAATTAAACCAAGTAGACCTTTTGCTCCTGTGTTTCCTAAATTCGAGATACCTACACCAAGACTCTTGAATGAGTCTTTTAATTCACCTACTGATTCACCTACGTTTTCAAGACCTTCACCAAGTTGCTTGTTAGTTGCTCCTAATGAATCAGCTAATCTTGAACCAGTTTCACCCAAACCTTTAAGGCCGCCTTGAACATCATCAATTTGTTTTTCAACCTTTTGTGCTCCTGACAGCTGTATCTCAATATCAATTTCAGTTTCTGTTGCCATGGTTCAATTCCTTCATTTGTTGTTCATGTGAACGGCGTTGCAATTCATTTGTGTTTGAATTGAGTATATCAAAGCAATCCAAGATTGCACATGATGGATTTGGAAATGTCTCAGTCAATCGAATCAGACCGCTTTGATGTCGATTGAATGCTGTGATGATTGATGCCATCTTGTTCATTCCTGCAATTGGACAAGAACGCACTTTTAAATCTGAATACCATTCACCACAGTTTGGAGCGATTCGATAACCAGGCACAAACCGCCCGTGTTCATCTTCATCAGACAAGGGCAATCCATCCTTGAATGCATTTCCACAGTTGCCACGCAATTCACGCAAGCCTTTTTTTGAACGGCATTGATCACATGACCATGATCTGCCACCACTATGTGGAACCCACACGGCAGTGGCGAGTGCTATTTTCCCTCGTCACCTACCAATGAAATACGTTGAACATGTAAAACAAGTTCAGTGATTGCTTGGATTCTATGTGCCTCTGGTCTAATCGCTTGAACTGTTTCAATGCTTGCATCTTCATCATTTACTGAAATCAAGGAAGCATCAATCATTTCAAGATACACTCTGTTCAAGTATGCTTGATAAGATGATACAGCTGTTTTCTCTTCATCAGAAAGTGCGTGATGCCATAAGGCTTTTTCTTTGTCATCAGATGGTGATTCAATCCAAAGCAAACGACCAAGTTCAGAACGAGTGAATGAACCCGCTCGAACTTCTGCTTCTTCACGTTCACTTGGTGAAAGTGCTTTTAATTTAAACTTGGTTGCATCCTCATCTAAACGGCCTTTGAATATCCCACTTGTCAAGTATTCACTCCTTTCTTCATCTGTCATGTGTACAGATGGATCAAAAGAAAGGTGAACATCAATTGTTGAGTTTGAAGAAGACAAGAAGGAAATGGCCATTGTTTAGACTCCCAATGCTAAACGTACAGGACTGTTGCCTGCACCTGTTTCTGAAAGATCCCCACCAAAGCGGCTTTGCTTGTAGTTCAATGTTTGTCTTACAATGTCATTGCCACTGACATCATATGCACTTGGATCATTGGTGAGATAAGCGGCAGGTATCATAAATGCACACCCCTTGCCATTTCCAATTGGACCCGTTCCTACAAGCACTTGACGAATGGTGCGGTTGAAATAATCTTGATTCAAAGTGGTGTTTAAAGTTGAAAGTGTCAAGGTTAATTCTACATCAACGTCTGAAATCTCCATTCCTGACATTGCAAGAATGGAATCAGAATGACCTAATGGTGTCAGTGTGTTGGTGATTGTCAGAGTGAAATCCTCACAATCAAGTTTAGTTCTTGCTAGCTTGTCACCTGTTCCACTTGCATTGGTCAATGAAGTTGGTGAAGTGGTTGAAACCACAACGTATGACCCTCTAAAGAAAGGGGGTGATCCTGCATTGTATAATGGTTCAATAGGTCCAACGGCGTTGCCATGGTCATCTTGAATGCATGCTGATTGATAGGTCATTTCTGCCATCACACGCCCATTGTCTAAACTGATTGATACAGATTCAAGAACACATCCAAAGCAATTGGTCTTGAAGTTCACACCATTGACTTGGAAGGCCACACTTGAAACTTTTGTTCCTGTTGCAGTTCTTGAACCAGGGTACCAAGTTTGCATTGCTCGAATTGTTTCTGATGTACTCAATGCAGAAAAGGCAGGTGATACAGAAACGTCATTGCTTTCATTGTTATTAGTAACAGCACTGTATTCTGCACGGCCTGCAATCTCAACACCAATCAGATTACCTATTGAGTAATCAGCTTCATTTGCAGTGGGTGTAAACAGATTTTGATTTGTAACAGCAGATGCAGTATCACTTGCAAATCCATGCTTTGCAGTCAAGAAACCCGCACCAAGCAAGTAACCAAGGTAGTTGGTGTCATAGTTGTCAGGTGTAGCACCAACAGTGGTTAAGTCTAATTGAATTACTACTTGCCCTGTTCTTCTTCGAACACGAGCATCACTTGAATATACAGTGTCAGGTTCAGGAGGTAATCCATAAGAACCATCACGAGCATCATTTCTTTCTGATGCAACGGGTTCACCATAAATCACGATTGGATCACGTTCACAAGGAATTGAAACAAAGGACAATCCTGATGTGGATGGTAAACCATTACTGTCAAGTGATCCAAACGATGATTCATTAATCACACCAATTGATCTGTGTGTTACACTCATTTTTATTCCTCCAAATATAAAAGGTCAAAAGGCAGTAAAAGCAAAACGGCTTCAACCACTCCATTGATGTCTTGTATGTTGTCTGTAGATGGTACACCAGGTATTAAAGAAACAATACCTGTGTTGACTAAATCATAGTCAGGTCCTTTTAAAGTATCAATCAACTTTGATGCATCTTCATTGATCAACCTTCTTAAGAATCCAAGGTCTTGAGGTATATCATACCGCACCCTTAATTCCATGGATGTTCTCTTGCGACCGCTTAAGCCCGCTTCTCCATCATCACTTGCAAAGTTCAATGTAATGATTTCAAAATAGCGTGTTGAGTTTGGACGTTGATCAAGTGGTTGTGTTCGACCGTTGCCTGTTTCAATTGCAATGAATCCATGATGTGCATCAGTCTTTGGTGTGATGCCTTCAATCATGTCTTCAAGTTTCTCAGTTGCTTTGAATATACCTTGACTCATTATTTGCCCAACTTATCTGCAATGGTTTGACGTGCTGCAACTACAAGCAGACGTATTTCACTTGGTGAAAGACCTAGGTATTCACGTTGTTCATTTACTGCATAGCCATAATGTTTCGCATGTTTTGTCAAGCCAATGACAAAGTGTGTTTTAGTTGCTTTCAATATTACAAGATTGTTCATCAATGCACCTGAAAGAACAAGGTCAACTTCTGCTGAATCTGTTTGACCAGGTACAGTACCACGTTTTCTTGATAAGTTTTTATACTCTTGATAGCCACCATCAAACCGCATGGTTTTACCTGTCTTTGTTAGTATTCCACCTTTAGGTTTTAAACGTGCACCCGTGCCTTTATTGACAGATATGTAAATCTTTTTCTTTGAGTATTCCTTAAACTTGCCACCGCTTGCATCAAGACCTTTGCTTGTCCTTAGCTTGATTGATGCGAGTGTGTCCAATGCCAAACGCATGGTGTCTGCTTTTGTCCATATGGCCTTGGGTAAGTTTAATTTTACTTTACTAGGCATCAGTGTTTCATTCCTCTTGTGGCAGTGAAGAATGAATCATTGCTTGTTCGAGTGTAGCCTTTCCATGATGCACGAAAGTCTGATTGCTTACCGCCCGTTTCACGCCTATCAAGTTCACCCGTGTCAATCACTCCATCACCATCCAAATCCAATGCTAATGAACGCAAGGCTATCTCCATCAGATCATGGCATCTTTGACGCATTTGATCTGCCACATCTAATTGTAGATTAAGTTCATAGATGATTGCAGCTGTACAATAAGCATGTGCAAGATGAAACTGTTCAGGATTGAATACCTCATCCTCTGTTGCATTATCTGACAAGACAACATCACGAACTTGTAAAATCAATTCATTCAATGCACCTTTGATTTGTGGTTCAAAGTCGCTTTGTCTTCTTGGAATCATATCTGCTAATTGTGCAAACAATCCAACCAGATCATCATGCGAAAGACCTGTTTCAAAAGGTCTAGGTGTGGACTTCAACAAACCCTTTTCTTGCTTTGATTGTGTCAATGCACCAAGGTCTGTTGTGAAGTTCACTTGATATGGATATGTGTTTGCAGTGGTCAAGACTGCAATGGTGTTTGCAAGTGTAGTTGACCACAGAGCAAACTCAAGGGTTGCATTGGTTGTCAGATCAATTTCACGAGGTAATGGTTCTGCTAAGATTGCAGTTGTACCAACTACTCGAACAATAGAGACGTTGTAGAACGTATCACCATTGGTGATCAAGAACCCCTTCATTTGATCACGTTGCAATCCTGTTGCTTGATTGTCAACTGTCAGTGTTCTTCTGTCATTAGCAATTGCAGACACAGTGGCATTGGTACGAGACTGTGAAAGATTATAGTTGATACTGTTCAAGGTCAAGACAGGTGTGCCGCTGATTGGACTTGGTGCAATCCATTCAAATGTATAGTCTTTATTTAATACTGCTTTTCTCATCTCTTCTTTGCTCCACTGTTTGCATCTGAAATGTCTTTTGATTTCGCAAGTTCGAGGTTTGCAAGTTCAACAAAGTTGGATGTTACAGGACTCAGGGAGTGTCTGCAATTATACCCACCGCACGATGATCTCACAGAAAGACCTTGGTTATTGTTTAGTTTATTTAATTGATCTTTAGTCAGAACCTTATTGATTAAGGCTTTGCAAAAGTTTCTAGTGATTCCATCTTTAGGACCTGTATATAAATACAGATCTATGCCAACAGCATCAGAGGCAATCATGTTGACAGATCTGCCAAACTGACTGATTTTTGTACGCACTTCTGTCTGCAAAGAACCTGCACCCCGTTGAAGGGATTGTGCAAGATTAGACATTGCTTGATCCTTGGGTGTATCTACAACCATGGAAAGCAATGAATCACGCACGTTCTTTGATACGGCAGGGATCACAATATCATCAAAGACATTCTGAACAGTCAGAGTCTTCAATGCATCAACTTCATTCTCAATGAATAGGGGGGTCCATGTTGGATCAACCACCGCCAATGATTCATTTATTGATTGAAGTAATTTATCTTGCTGTTCAATAAAGTCTTCTATTGAATCAGCAAATCCACCTTCAAGAACAAGTTCAATTAACTGTTCCTTTTGAAGGTTTAATAAAACGGCAGGGTCTGTTTGTTTAAGGAGGTCATTAAGTTGTTTGATTAACTTCTTTGATGACTTCGAATAGACTTGACCAAACTGGTCTGCTGTTTTCTTTTCTGCTTTCAGTTCTTTGATCTTTGCTTTGGTAATGTCTGCAAGTTGCTTTGGTTGATCTTTCACTTGACGTTGTAAGTCTTGAATAGCCTTTTCATCAGCATCCACACTTTCAGCCAACATCACATGCGAGTGTTCTTCAAAGCAATAAAACATTAATCAACTCTTATAGACAATCAGTCACTAAGTATGCAAAGTTATCATCAATCTTAGAGAACAAGTTGACTTGCTCTGACCATACATAACGACGAATCAGATCAAGAGAATCATATTGTCCTGCAATCATGTCTTTGTATTCAAAGTCAAGTGCTGCAACAGGCATTGCCTTCACATTACCTGTTTTAGAAACGATGGCATCAGAACCTTTCATAATTCCCATAAAGATGGAATCACCAGTCCAAATGTAACCTTCACTTGAAGTTGCACCTGCGACAGCTGTTTCACGGCGTGCAGCACCAACATAAACGTTAGGGATTCCAAGAACGTTTTTAAGAACTTGAATGATAGTCTCATCATTAAGAAGAAGATTACCACTTGCAATGCCTGCTGTTGCATCACCAACGTATCCACGCATTTCAGGATTGCGAGCAAGTTCACGGAATACTTCACGGCCTAATACTAGCGTATCAGGGTTGATGCCGTGTGAGTTTGCAAACACTTGGTCTTTAACTAAGTGAAGATCACTTAAAGGTTCAGCACCTGCTGCATTGAACTTCACACCTTTACCACTTGGAATAGCAGCAGCGGTTGATGTTTTAGTAAACACAGTGTTGTCAAATAGTAAGTCTGCTGCTCGTTTCTCTTTTGCAAGTTTCATTGTACGGGCTACTTTACGAATGATTCGTGCTTCTTCACTACCAGGGTATTGAGAATCTTCGATATCCTCCATGGCAATTGAATCTGATGCACTGTAGATCTTAGCTTTGTAAGTTAAGTTAGTGCGATCAAAAGAACCAATCATTGTTCGAGATGCACCAGGTGCACGTTCAAGGTCAAGTGAAGGTGATCCCATAAAGTTGCGGGTGTTCTCAATTAAGAGTGTTCCACTTCTTTCAGGAATGTTTACTTTTTCAAAGATTTGATCAGCAATCAATTGTGAATCAGAAGGAACAGATTCAATTGCAAGTGAAGTTAAGATCTGATCAACAGGATGGATATTGCTATATGATGATGCCATTGGTTAAACTCCTTAAGCTTTAACTACAGAAGGGCCTGTGAAGAGAACAAGAAATTGTTCACCTTGAGCCGCTGTTGATTTTTGGTTGATGTTTGGAAGTGCGCGACATACAGGATAGTCACCTGCTGTAACTGCTGCAACTTCACCATTGGCTGCACCTGTCAACAATGGTGTGGTTCCAAATGTTAGTGCTGCACTTGCAATCACTCGTGTTGTTCCATGGATAACGACCTCAACAGTATCACCAGCAGAACATGCACGTTGTGCAACGCCAACACATCCAATTTCAGTGCCTGCATCAGTGATGGTGATTTTGCCATTAGCATCAATTGATACTAGAGCAAATTCAGTGATGGCTTCTGCTGCCACAAATGATTCAACAATATTTTGAGTTTGCATGATTAAACCCCATACGCTTGGTTATATTCAGAAGGATTTGAAGTTCTGAACTCAGTCAGTGCTTGACTGTAACTAAGTCCTTTATCTTCACTTAATTTCTTAATCTTAAGATTGATTGTTTCTTTGGTGATCTCTTGACCACTTGCACCATGTCCAATGGTATTCATTGGTACAACGCTGTTGTTTTGACGTTCGCTAAACATTGCCCAAAAAGAGTCACGCCCTTCAAGTTTCATGTCATACGCTTCACGAGCAACGCTTTCCTCATTAGGTGAGATCTTGCCTTCACTTAGCAATTGTTTCACTGCAGAAGACTTTTCAACTTCGATCTTGTCTTGACGCAATTGTGAAACTTGTTCTCTCAACATTTGGATTTCAGAAAGCAAAGCAGGACTTGCAAGTGATTCACTCATCTTTTGATGTTCTTTCATTTTCTTGTCCTTGTCTTCATCTTCTTCTTTTTTGTCATAGTGCTCATTCATCTTTTCATCATCTGAATGCTCACCAAGTTTTTCATCTTTGTCATGCTCTAACAATTCTTCATTGTCTTGTGCAATCTTAGATTCATTGTCTTCATTCATGGTTTTGACTTGCTTCTCTAGTTGCTTGATCATGTCATCTTTTTGTTGATTCAGATCTTGCTCACGAGTTGCAAAGTCTACAAGATCGTTATGATCCATCGCATCCAACTGGTCTTTTGAATACATGTTCAAATTCTCCTTTAGTGTGACTCTGTCTATTTTGTCAGATTGTTGTGCAGGCCGTGGGGTCAATGTGATTGCTAACAGTTGAGCATCACCAACTTTATCACCACCATCACGCGTGAATATTTCACCGTGTAAATACTCAGGACTAGACCAAAGTATTCCACCAGCTTCATTAACTACTTTAAGGCCCCTCTCATTATATGCAGGCACTGCATACAAACCATCATCCTTAAGTTCGAGGTCTACAATGACACCCAATGCATTACCCGCATCAGGTCCTTGAATACCATCTTGGAAAGGGCTTGTAGCATGTTGCCAATCAATGATTACAGGATCAGATTCTTTACGCACGTTAAACACACGAACCATTTCATTTAACAGTTCATGGTCAATGGCATCACCAAGGGGTGCACCATTCATGCGTGAAGAGACTTGACCCATTGAGAGAGTTTTGAACGGTCTGCCAATAGTTAAACCATTGGGCACTTCATACGTTCTAATTTCATTCAACTGCAATGCTTCTGCATATGCAGTCAATGACGTTGCTTTTGAATCAGCTGTGTTCATTTGTTTTACCGTTTTTCGTGCATATGAATATCCTGCATCACCACCCCATAAATTCCAAGCTTGCCAACCTTTGCCTTGATCAGACCAAGTGGACCCTTGTTTATCGACTTCATGGCGTGTGAAATAATTCAACATTCTTCTGACAGTATCAGGACTAAGTTGTTTACCGTTGGATAAGTCTCTTGCACGAGCAAGTCCAACTTCTGTACCACCACGTTGTGAAGGTGGTTTAGTTGCTCGAACTTCAAGGGCACGTTTGGCAGCTGCTTGAACTCCCTTGGGAGGTACAAAGTCAATGTGTGAATACTTATCAGGAATAGCTAGCAATTCACTTTTAGTTTCTTTGTCAGTGCGTTGGGTGCGTTTCTTCTTCACTCTGATCTTCTTAACCATTGGTTTTTTTCCTTCTGATTAAGGTTTCTGCAAGTGCAGCCACACCGCCGCCTTTTTGAATTGATCTTTCTTGTGGTGATCTTTCTGCAATTTCAGGTAACTCACCTGCACCAAGTCTTTCACGAATTGCACGTTCAAGGTCATTGTCAGGAGTCAATAATCCTGCTTGAACAAGACCAGGTAAAACACCAAGTGATTCTGCCAAGTCATCAGTATCAAGACCTGTATGTGTTAAGCGTGGTAATTTAGATGGATCAATGTAACCATAGTTCCAACGGATCAAACGCCCAACGGTTCCACCACCACGCCTATCAGGTCCACTGATTTGACTTGCAACAATATCACACAGATTAATTGCAGCACGTCTAAACATAGAAAGATGCACTTCACCCACTGATCTTGAACCCGTGTCTGAAATACCAAGGTTTGCAAATTGGGCTAAGAATGCTTGACTGATTTGATTGTCACATTCTTTGATGATGTCCAATGGACCTTGTGAATAAAGATTTGGTGTCATTGCATACGCATCAAACTGAATGACAGGTGATTCAACCAAGTATGATTGTTCAGTTGCTAAGAATGCTTGTGCTTGGTCTGCTGCATCATCAATCATCACTGATAGGTCTGCATCAGTCAAACCCTGTTGTTCAGCTTGTGAACGGTCAACTTTGACCTTGGGTGTTGGAATTGCCCAACGTTCAAGACCTACACACATCAAGTTAGAAACACGTTGCTTTGTTCTCCACCACCACCAAACAGGCCGTAACATTCCAACGCCTTCAAAGTTTGACCCTGTTCTATTGAGTGTCAATAAAAGGAGTTTGTTGGCAGGTATAGGTTCAGGTGTGTATGTAACACCAACCACATTTTGGAGGACTCCATCCAAGTGTTGACCATCTTGAGACAACCACCTGTTGTGTGCACTTGGTTCACGGTCTGCATAGTAGTCAAGCCACACTCGAACCTTACCCTCTGAATCTGGTCCTACCTTGTAGATCTCTTCTGCATATCTGTAACCAAGTGTAACGAACTCCCATAGATAAGTAAGTTGATCCTCAAAGCATGAAGCCATTTGACCTGAATACCCATCAAATCCATATGCTTCATTACAATATCGTGCAAGTTCTTCTGATACAGGATCATTCTCAACACCAGGTATAAAACGCCATGTTGCACTTAAGAGCGTCTGTCTTAACATGTGCCATGAACGTCTGACGACAGGATCAGTTTGAAGCATCTCTTCTGCTTCTCGAATCCAATTTAAACCTGTCAGTTTTGGGTTGCGTTCTTTGCCTAGGATCTTACCACCAGACAGTTGCGTGCCTGTGATACCACGGGTTCTGAATCGTGGCAACAATGCCTTCATGTGGGGTTCATCTCTTTTATCATCAATCATATGTGCACAATCATGGATGGATGTTTTTCTATATTGTGTGAAATATAGTTCACATTGTCAATGATTTAAATTTTTGATATAGAGTACTTAAGCTTCAAACTAGACAACTTTTTTTCTTTAAACTTATATTACTATTTATTTAAAGAGAGTAGATAACCTGATTCACCTGTCTAGTTTGAAGCTTGGATTTATCCAAAAAGACAAACTTGTTTTGAAGAGTTCATTTTATTAATGATCATATGTTTCAACTCAATTTTGATTTCATTAAGTTCTCTTCTTATTGTTTCGCTCATCATCAAGGGTTGACTAGCATAAGTATAGAATCCTGTTTGAATGTTTATATCTTCGATGTCTGTAAAACTGTATTTAGTGAATTCTAGTTTATCTTCATCAATCAACATTGAGAAGAAGCGTCCAATGATGTGGATTTTATCTTTGCTTTGAATGTTCATCATTAAAGAGTCGACATCAAGACTGGTCATCTTGAAAGTGTGTTCAAGATCTGCTTTGCTCCAAATGAACCCAAAGGCAATGGAGATTAAAACAAAATATGAAATGTCTTCATAAAGTTGAAGGTCAGCTTCTTTGACCCAACAATCAAATCCAGCGTCCTCTACTCCATACTCTTCTAAAAATGATAAGGCATCCTCTAAACAGTCTTTACTGAACCATTCATATTGAATCCTATATTTTGAGAGTGCATAATGCACACTCTTCTCTAAGTGTCCTAAATTATTAAATGCATATAAAAGAAGATAGGTGCGGTTTGATCCTGTCTTGATCTCCTTTAGTCTTCTGTTGACATCGCCTGTTCTTCCAATCTTTATATCTTTGGATGACTGATCTTGTATAAAGTACAGATGCTTCAATTCTGCTTTGACTTCAAGCGGTGTGTATCCCATATCAGTCAAGTGTTTAATGTAGACCTCTTGAACAAGGTCCTTGTACTTTGGATTAATCTTTTCAACTTCTGTATTGTTTTTTTTTTCATTTGGATATGCATTTAAAAACCAACTTCGAACTGTTCTTTTTGAATGTCTTGACTTCTTTAAAAGACCTTCTCTTTCACAGATGTTCACAATCTGTTTGAATGTAAAGTTCTTCTTTCTTAGCTGTCTTGTTCTTTCAATAATGCTTTCTTTATCAATCATCAGAATCCTCTAAACTTTCTTTCTCTTCTGATTCGAGTATTGCCACGGTCCTTGGATTGACGTGATGTGATTGTTGGCATACTCATTTCTGACCAGTAATGAAACAGACAATCATATCTTAATGCGTCAAGTGGATCCTCACGCCCGTCTTTCTTTGGTTCATCTTTTGTTGGACTCCACCCATATGACAGTATTGCTTTTCTGAATGAATTGCCTATTGACTTTTCACCACGCATCCACACCTCAGTTGTACAAAGATATTTCTTTTGAGCAAATGCACGTTTCACTTTTTGGATGCCGTTCAACACATTGGTCATAACAGGATCAGTGGTGAACTTTAAGGGCACACCTATTCCACCTTCATGTGGTAACTTCTTCATTGCTCTAAATGCAGAACGTCCTGTTTGATCATTGCGAGCTGCACCCGCTTTATCTGCTACACCTGAATCTAACCATATCCTTGGACCTGGTGCTTGATTCATCAATGAACGTGGCCATGCTATTAATAAGATCATCCTTGCGAGTTCATCAATTGTACACTCCTGTGGATTGATTTCATGCACAATGATTGTTGCTTGTCTTTCCTCATCATACACCATGATCAAGACAGATGGTTTTCTGAATCCCCAGTCTACAGATATACGGCCTGTCATCGTGGGTTTATACTTGAAGTCATTGATCACATGCTTTGCAGTCCATTCAGAATAAATCAATCCACTTGGTGGCCTTGGTTCATTCATCACCATAGCAAGGCGTTCTTCCTCAGGCAATAGCTTGGTTGCTTCAAACCACTCATCACTCAAGTTGTTTTGATTTACATAGGAAGTGAAAAGCAAAGGTTCGTATCCTGCTTTTTCTGCAAGTGAACACCACCACGCATCAGCAACAGGCAAGCCAACCAATATCATAATGGGAGTAGGTCCACTTCTTAAACGTCCAAGTGCTTTTTGTGCAACTTCATCATCCTTGAATGTTTGACATTCATCAATCAAGGCAACACCACTTGTGATGTTTAAACCTTCAAGTGGATTATGGGTTGCTTCTCTTGTACCTGGTCTAAAGTATGACCTACACCAGATTGATGATCCCGTGATTGGATCAGACCATTTTGATTCAAGTGCATTGAAAGTCCAACCTATTGGACCTAACCATTTTTCTATTTCAGGACCAAGTACAGACCTGTATCGAGGTGATGTGTCAGTGACTAAAAGAGAGGATGTACCTGGTCGTATACGACTAATGAACCACAAAGCAAACACTAGTCCACTCGTCTTACCTGATCCCCACCCACACCGCGCGCTAATCACTTTGTCTTGGCTTCTGATTCGAGCAACAATGTTTTGTTGTAGTTCATTTAAGTTTAAGTTCATGGCAGTTTGAAAGTCTCCATAAAATCAAGCGTTTCATTTAAGTCTGACTTTTGCTCAATCATGTCAAACAGATGATGTGGTGTTGTAGCGTTGTGGATGCATTGGGCATATTGATCAAAGTCATCAAACATCACCATGGCCTTCTTCACTGATGGATGATCTTTTCGTGATTCAGATGTTGGCATATATGCAATGCACCAGATTGGACCAAAGACTTTTGCAGTTGAACATTGAACCACTTCTTGTGAATTAAAGGAGGTGCAACCAATGACCAGCAAGTTCAACTTTTCAACAGTGCTTTTTGAATGTCTTTGCAAGAAGTCAAGTGCACGTTTAGATTTATCATTATATCTAAAGATGTTCTTAAGGCCATCAACCAAACCTCTTTTCTTAAAAGATTCATTGGTCAATAATTTAAACTCAACCAACATCTGTGTTTTAGTTTTCTTAATAAGATCAGAACCAGTATCAACACTATAATTGATTTTGTAGGATAGGTCATACAGATGACTTTCACCATGGATCATTGAAACACTCATGTATTGATCTTTGTAGCACTGTCTTACAATATGATGATTGTTCATCTGTGATTGGAAGAAGGCCATTGAACCCATTGCTTCAAACTTGTGTCCTGCTGATACTCGCCATGGATAGGCAGGCAACCCAACGTTGTCAATGTATGTATTGTCATATAAGTTGATCGATGTCTGTTCTGTATTCATGTGTTCTCCTTTGCATGAATTGTTTTTAGTTGCCTGTGTTAGCATCTAAATCTTGATGTTCTGATGTAGGTTGTGTGACTTCATGGATTTGTGCAGACAAGACATTGAATCCAAGTTGAAAAGCAATTTCCATCAAAGGATGTGCAATGCAGTTGTGAATGGTCCATTGGAATCTTTTTGGTAAATTATCAATTATCTTTTTCATTTACGTTCTCTTTTCTTTCAACATTCAGCAAGTGATCAGTCTGTTTGATCATTGCTTTGATTTCATCAAGACCTTCTGACCGTGAAACGTTCATGTCAATCTGTTCTCTCTTAGTCCATGAATCAGGGAAACGTCTTTCTAAGATCCAAGCGGCCGCCCTCCAATCTTCTGTTTCTGCAATCTTGTTCACTAGTCTTGCTTCACTGACACCAAGTGCTTGTTCAACCATATCACCAAACTCAGGGTGTTCTTTTCTCCACCTGTGAAAGGTCGCTTCACTGATGCCTTCTGCTTTTGCAGATGCTCTGAATGTATTGCCCTTTGAGATATGAGTGCAAAGATTGTGTGCCCTGATTTCAGTGTACTTACACGCGCGTGACAGTTTGCTCTTATCTTTATTAATAACAGTTGATTCACGGGCCGCTAATTGTTCGAGGTCACTTTTATCCATCTGATTCACCTTCATCATCAATAGTGGGATCAGCTTCAATGATTGCATCAATTTCAGATTGTATTCTGTGTATCTCACGAATAGCCACTTTTTGAGTTGCTTCATAAGCTGTTTGATTATCACGCATCAATGTTTTTGATACTTCAAGTGCAAGATCAATGGACTTGATTTGTAGTTCCAGATCAGTAATTCTTTCCATATCAATATCCTTTACCGCTATCATCTTGTGCCTTTCTACCATCCAAGACTAAGACCTTGCTGGTGATCAAATCCCAATATGTTTTTTCTTCATATTTGTTAGATTGCATTGATCCCTCGATATAGACCTGTGTACCTTTTTGCACATTGTTCAAGATGTAAGTTGCAGAATACTTGAATGCTTTGCAGTTGAACCATTGGGTCCGCTCTTCACCATTGTACTTATCTGATACTGCCACACTGAACTTTGTCATTACATCACCAGACTTGGTTGTGATGCTTTCAGGATCTTTACCAACACGCCCAATGATGTGGATTTTATTTAGACTCATGTGCCTTGCCTTTCTTCTGTCTTTCTTTAATTCCTTGGTCAAGCATTTCACGCATCACATAAGACCGTGGTTTATTCTCACGTTTTGCAATTTCATCAAGTGCATCTGACATGATCAAGGGTACGTTTAACATTATGGATTTCATATACATTTCACTTTCCTGTCTATATATGTATATATGTATACTACTATAAAAGAAATTGAAGTCAAGTAAACATCAAGTATTATATGAAGATTCATCTGTATTAATCTATATTAAAACGAGGTATGAAATGAATATTAACTTTGATTCAATTTGGCATATTGTTGGACTACTTGGAACCGTTGGTTCATTGATCTTTTATGCAGCTCAAACCCTTGGCAAAACCATGGAACAAATTGAAAGACTTCAAGAAGCATTGACGCAAATACAATTGAATCTTGAAGCCCAACACAAGACATGTAGAGAAGGCC